ATGGCAGAAGACGGAGAAGCGTAGCAAATATCAACGTATGCCCAAATCTTAAAGGTACGGCGCTCGATGGATTTGCGAATGTTCTCGATGTAGGCGCAAATGACGGAGAGATCGTTATAAATGAATACGACATCAGGCTTTTCGGATTGAATAGAACCGGCTAGTTCGGCGAGGGCGAATCCAGGTGTTTTCTCCTTGTCTAGTGCGGTGCCATCAATAACTTTGACGCGAGAGGGGTAGGTGCGACCGAGGTCGGCGTTGAGCATTTTCTGGGTTCCGAAATGGACGATATCAATCCATGGGTTCTTCTCGAGTTGTTGAATGAGATTGTATACCACTTTACTGTATCCGTTGACTTGATTGACGTGCGTTGAAACAATCATGAGTTTGATGGATTTCTGTGTCGATCCGCTTGGAACACCGCTTTGAGCTCCGCTTTGAGCTCCACTTTGAGCCATGGACTGGATCTCGTTGACAAAATTAGATAAATCGGACATCCTCTACGGTAGATATTTTGTTTCCGCTTTAGGTGTGTATAATTTGTGAGACATAGATAGAGATGTCAAAGAGTCGTAAGCGTAGTCAGCGTCGTAGCAAAGGTGGAAATCAAGCTCTTAGCCCTGCCCCAGTTGCCCCTGTCGCGGCCCCTGCTGCCGCCCCTGCCGCGGCTCCAGTTGCTGCCAAGGTAGGCGGCAAGCGCAAGACCCGCAAGGTGTCGAAGGGTGCCTCCGACTGGAACAAGAAGGTCATGATGGTATATCGTGAGATGAAGAAGAAGGATCCGGCCACCAAGCTGGGTGCTGCCATGAAGGAGTGCTCGAAGCGTAAGCAGCGTGGCGAACTCTAAATGATCTAATAAAAATTGAAAAAAATATAACAATCAGAAACATGTACATCCATGATATCTGTTATACTCGCAAGCATCGTTATTACAGTAGTTGTCTATATAAAATATACAACTAATGAAATACATTATAAACAAGACTATAAAAAAGGACAGAAAAATTTCATTGCGGCGGCGCCTGGTCAGCCATTTATGCTAAAAACACAAGAAGAAACACTTGATATGAAAGATATCTTAACATTATTTGTAGCATTGATAGAGTTCTGTCAATCTATCATCATAGCAATGATATTCTATCGAGGTCTAACCTACTATATGTAACAGATAATCATCTACTTGAACATACTTGCGCATGCTTTCTTCACGCGCTGTTTCCATGCGTTCCATCGAACCATTGTAATAATTCGTATGTTTTCACCAATCTTTTCATTTGCCAGAACCGCAGACGGCTGTGTCCAATTATACAAGGAAGAGAGACCCAAGTTAGTTTCAATCCATGCGAGATATTTTTCATCGGTAATGGTGGTAACAGGCAAGGCCCCTGATTCAAGCGCTTCATACATGCGAAAGGTTTCTGGATTCTGTCCTTTGAGAATAGGGCAAAACTTACTGTTCCCCATATGGGTTAAGTATAGCTTTTCTTTTGTGGCAGTGGGATGATTCCAATGAGGCTGGAGGTGACAACTGTAGGGGACAAAAGAAACAAACTCACGAAGTTGGGTGGAACGTTCAAACCAATCCGTGCCGTGAAAACTCCATACCAAATCGCGCTCATTGAACTTTTTGGGAGTCTGTGTAGGGTACTGATGGTATCCGAGTGGAGCGGTAATGACATGCGGCATCTTTAATGCTTCTTCACGGATATAATTACGAAACACAGCAGTACACATCGAATAAGAATAAAAGGTGATATCATCTTTTTCGAACTCATCGCTAAGATGGATGACTTTGAAGGGGATTTGAGTCATTTCCAATTCTTGGAACAATTTAACCATTTGAGGGACATAGGGGCGCTGAACAAGGAACCAAAAATTGTGTCCAATCTCTGTTTGATCCATCAGAGGTGTAAGCCGAATCGGATAGGGCAGGATTTCGTTAAGCCATTTCATTTCATAGGGTTGATTCGCAGATTGTTCACCTGGAAAGAAATAGACAAGATGGTCAGATGAAGAGGGTTCTACAGCGGGCGCCGCTACATTTGGTAAAAACGGCGCAAGTTCTTCTTGTGTAAAACACTCTTTATTGTTCCAAATGTCGCTATCAAAGGTATCTTCACGATGAAGGTCATTGAACTGCGAGTTAACATAGGTGGAATCATCCTCTTGAAAGCAATAGGAAAGAAGAGGGTTGGTAAAATATTTCTTGAGGCCTACCGATGGATGTCCAAGAAGGTGATCGCTAACCGTGAACGATTTCTGTTCGGATTCGAACAAGTAGGTCATGAGCTTCTGTGCGCCGGCTCGTGTCAGGATATAACTGTAGGCGCAGAAGTGAAAGACGGGCAAAGGAACAGGGCTGAATAGAGTATTGGGCTGAATGAAGGACCAGTAGTCATTGTACTTTTGAGATGCCAAGGGCAGCGCTGGTTTATTAGGAGGAAGAACACCACCCAGATACAGCAAATCCGCATCGGCTGGAATATGAGAGAGATAGGTCTTCCATTGATCCATCCATCCTTTTTGAAATCGAACATCGTCTTCCAATACTAAGAAATAATCACCCTCCTTCTCTACCGCAATCTTACTCCAAATAGAGATATGACTCAAATTACAACCGATGATCGATTTCTTCCATTGGAACTCATTTTTGTTAAACATGTTATAAATAAATGGATTCATGGTAAGTGTCTTACCATTCACGCCAGATACGCGCTCTACCATAGATTCCAAATAGGGTTCAGCTTCCATTAGTTTTTTCCATCGATCAGGGCGGGTATCCAGATTGATGACATATGTTTTTTGAATGCCATCGATAGCATGGATCGATGGTAAAACCGATGGTATAACCGAAGAGGGTATAAGCGCTAACATGCGCTGACAGATACGCGTGAGAACATCCAATGCCTTCTTCTTCTTTTCCTCATTGAGAATGGGTGTGGAGGCAATGGTCGCGCACATCGCAGGATTGGCTTCTAGTTTCTTGATCACATCGACCACACGAGCAGGATCAGAAATCGCAGATAAGTTCAAGAACGAATTGGGAACAAAATCGGAATCGGTATTGGCGTCACCCCAATAAAGAGGGACACATCCTGCCATCTTGGCATGAAGTACTTTCTCCGTGATGTAACCAGGAACTTGGGCATTCTCGAAACTAATCGTGAACTGGTGTTCCGCAAAGAAGGCGTTTTTAGAAAGATCTCCACATCCACCGCCAGGATATTTGAGAGCCAATGGTCCGCCAATGTTGTTATAAAGCGCTCCACCACTATTCACTTTCTTATACGAATTGATAGCCTGAAAGGCTTCGTTTCGAATGGTACAAATGGGATTGGTGACGACGAATCCGCAGAACTCTTTACGTTCGGCAAAGCCGACTGGATGAGGAGTCATCGCAAAATGAAGAGGAAGACGAATGGGATTGTCTTCTGTGTTGGTGGGAAGGGTAGTGGCACCTGAAAACCAATCAATGAAGGTCATCCACACAGGAAGGCGAAGGTGCTTATCATCCTCTACACGGGAAGACGTCAAGTACAAATCGAATCCAGATGGCTCGCTCCAATGTTCGGCAGTAAAGAATACCTTAGGAGCGGTGGAAGTAATCTGTTTCCAGTTCTCTGTGTATGGTCCACATAGAATCAAATGAGGAGTAATGGATGAATCGTAGGGTACGCCTTGTACGATACAATTTGAGCCAAGATGGTTTCGAAGCGCGTCGGTAATAAAATTAGAGCTGTAATTGAATCCAGGCCACATATCAGAGAAAGCAACCAGTAAGTTTGCTTGATCAAACGTAATTGGCTGTACAGAAGGAATAACCGCAGGTAAAGCCGCGGGCACAACCGCAGGTAAAGCCGTAGGTAAAGTCGCAGGTAAAACCGCACGAGTAACAATCGGAGCAGAAAGTGTCTCTTCGACAAGTGCCTTCCATGTTTCTTGATTCGCAAAAATACCATATTGCGCCAAGATCGCGAGACGAATATCAGGAAGTGCGACATAATACGCATTGGATGATCCGATAAATGCTGAAAAAGCGGAACAAATGCCACTAATTTCATTACCTCGATAGAACATGGATCCAAGTAGTGGATGAAGATCGCGCAACACGGGACTATTATGAATCACAGGAAGACCCATCCAAATCGCATTCAACAATCCAACGCGTAGTGTCGTAAATCGTGAATGTGACAAGAGAATCGATCGATCGGATAGCCATGAATAAAAAGCCTCCTTAGGAACCATCTGTAGAGGGAGTTTATCACTTTCAATGTTATCAAGAACGTTCTCTTTCAAGAATCGGTTGTCTTTAATCGCATCCATGTTATGAATCAAATATTTCGCATTCAGCACCTTTTTCTGACACAGTTCTCGAATGGCAACCAGCGGAAGAACAGCTGAACTGGTATTTTCCTTGTTCTTTTCTGCGACATGAACGGACCATGATTCGTTTTCCAGAAAGACGCCCATTTTACCTTTTGAGTAGTGTTCCGCAACGGCAGATGACCAAATAAAAGGGACACGTCGAATGGGGCACAGAAAGAGAGTCTGAATAGAAGGAATGGTATTCGCAGGATTAAGAAGGTCCCAGCACCAAACTTCATGTACATGGTTCATACTACGTGTCACATAAGGTGTCTCGATGTAAACAGATGCGTCCATTTCCGTAAATTGAAGAAAGGAGCGTAGAAAAACCACCGTTTTTTGCGCGAATTCGTTACGAACATCAGGATGAACACGTCCATCGATATCAATCAATAAATCGACATGTGGCATTTGATATAAATTGGTAGTATTAATGGTAGACGGCATAGGATAGGTGGGCCACCATTTTGTATCACTGTTGCTCATATCAACTAAAATAACCTCAAATCCTAGGGTAGTCATTAATTCATGCAGGAGTAATGCGGTTTGGTTCCACCCACTATAAAATAAATCATCACTGGCTCGGTAGGTGATTCCAATAAGTGGCATTCTATTAGCTTGTAATCAAGACTAATCTTTATGCTGAAATCGTATCGGTTATAACAATTCCTTCCATCGTCGTTGAATATCAGGATTGTGAATACAATGCTTCCACATCAAACGTGTCGAATGGGTTTGATAAATATTCATGTTGGTCTGGTGATTCTGAATGGCGTTCGCAAGTGTTTGAATGGCTTTCTCCCAGTTATTGATGGAATAATGATAGCCATAAGTCTCCCATCCATCTGAATTGTGTACAATAGGGAAATTCGCGTACATGAGTTCCAGCGTCATATAATTATACGCATTGTTCCATTGATGGGTCAGAAAACAGGCAGAACGATTCTCTGTCAAAATGGTATGGATCTTTTTACGTTCATATAGAAATACCCGTCCAGAACGATAGAGCTCCAAGGATGGCAACAGATTATTATGCGCATTAGACGAAAGTTTTAATCGATCACCATTAATGATTTGAACGGTACCTTTCCACTCTGGATATTTCTTAGAAAAGGCTTCGACCAACAGAAGAGAATAAAAGGTACATTTCTGAAACGAAATATTAGGATCCACGATTACCACATTGACATCGCGCCAATCAGTGGGAGCAACCCATTCAAACTGTTCTTTATTTCCGTATTTGGTTAACAGAAACGGATCCCATACATATGGAACCACACGGCTATTTTCGATGGGTGTACGATTCAGAACCGCCGCATATTCGACATGTTGTTGATAATGTGGACTGGTCCAAATCTCATCAATTTCTCCAACAATATGATGATTAAAAAACATATTGCTGTAATTCTGAATGGTTTCAATGTCAATGTTAATGATATTTCCGAGGTAGAGTTTCACAATCTTGGCACCGATCGTACGAAGGTATCCACGGGTAACGGAGTCCAGACTCATTCCAATTTCAATAAACGCACGGATGGGAAGTTGCTTTTGAACCATTTCTTGCGTACTAATCGTGCGATACGAATGAATGAAGTTCTTCTTTTCTGTATTTTGAACGGAGTGTTGTAGAAGATAGGACGAATATCCGAGACTTTCAAACAAATGATACAGTACGACGATATTTTGAGTCAGACCGTTGATAAAAAGGGTTTGGTCATTTACTTCATTGGTGGCCAAAATAATGATCTTGCGGGATAAGGGTAGATCCAATGAAGTTGCGAGATTCACTTCGATTTCTTCGGCTGGTAGGATCGTATTGCCAGGAAGGTAATCCATTATCAAGACTACGTAACAATATCTTTAGATGATAGAGATGTCGATCCCGTCCACTTTTCCGAGTACGAATTCGATCCCGCCGCCTTGTTTTTATGACATACGAGGTCTCGCCAATTGGTTAAATAAAAACCCAACCTATAAGCAATATTTTATCAATTACCCGAATCAGTTCCCCACGTTATATTCTACCACAAATCTAATTGCGTACGATGGATACACCAAATACAACATTGAGAATGTACCATTGGATTTAAATGTAAAAACGATGTCGCAAACGCAACTGATGACGTATACGAATCAGCTGAATTTGTTTCGACAGGTGTACGCATTTAATTCAAACGCCTATGTGAATTATGTTACAAATGGTACACCTCCTGCGTATTATCGTTTTCAGACCTATAAAGAAAGGAATGAATTCAAATCTGCCGTGTCGTTGGTCAATAAACTGTATCCGTTCCAAGCGATGGCAAATGGAACAAATGGAGCAGGTGTACAACTAGGATGGGTCGTTCCGTTTCCATTATAAAATCAACCCTATGGATAGGAAATGAATACCAATTTTGACTCATCTGTGATTACACGAATGAATAAAGTACGGGCGATGGCATCGTATCAAAAGTCATTTCAATACGCAAATAATCAAGGAACAGTTACCGTCTCTCCTGGTCAGACGTCGAATATGGATGCTTCTGCGGAGATCGATGCAACGACAGGAGGAATCTATTGCTGTGGTCCATCCACAACACCCACTGTCACTGTTCCAGATTATCAATATATCTACTTTTTAACGGCAGGTTCTGCGACGTGGACGGCGCCTGACACATGTGTTAGCCCAATCACATACTGGTTGGTGGGAGGAGGTGCGGGTGGCGGTGGCGCATTTGATCAAGGAGGAGCAGGTGGAGGTGGAGGTGGAAGCGTAGTAACAGGAACCTATGCCATTACACCAGGCCAGACCTATAATATCGTGGTTGGAGCAGGTGGAGCAGGAGGACAAGGAGATCGCACTGGTTCATTAACCCCAAATCTTCCCAATAATGCAAGCAGTGAAGCATCGGGAGGAGCAGGAAGTGCCTCTCAATTTGATGTTGCCAATTCGGGCCCACAGGCACCTGGAGGAGGAATTGGATATAGAAGTCGGTATAATCCATTAGGAAGAGGCGTAGGCGGTACACAGGGTACATCAAGTGTATCATCTGGAGGTGGTGGTGGAGGTGATGGCGGTGGCGCGGGTGGCGGTGGTGGTGGCGCAGGAGGTAGTGGCACGAATGGTGTATATGCATACAATGGAGCACCAGGCACAGGTGGTGTGGGAGTAAGTCTAACGATTCCTGGCATCAATTCGGGCAATCCTGTGACCTATGGAGCGGGAGGAAACGGCGGAACCGATCCTAGTGGCGGGCGTCCTAGTGTCAATGGAGCATCTGCAGCCGATAATACAGGAGCAGGTGGTCAGGGCGGTGCTTCCACTTCATTTAGTCAAGCATCAGGAGGCGCGGGAGGATCGGGTCTCGTGGTGATTCAATACACGGCATAGAATATTCTATGCACTCAATGAAGAGTAAACAAATACAATAACTGGTTGAGATCGCTGATCATTTCATCGCGAATATTAATCAGATCCGAATCGCTGGTGGCACGAAGGGATCGAGTAAGTGGTCCTTGTAGATGTTTGATAGCAGCCTTGATCAATCTAGATGCACCCGCTTCGGTGAGATTATGTAAGGTAATGGTGGCTTTTGCTCCACTTAATTTCGGTCTTCCATATTTTCCAATATAAACTTCGACGAACGAATCAATATTTTTTTCGATCTTTTCTAGGATCTGATCGGTCGCAATGTGCCGAGCATAGACCCGAGTTTGCCAATGATAGAGTTTAATCTGATCGCGTAGATGGAGAAAGAAATGGATCTGATCCGCAGACATTTGATCGGATCACAGAAATAAAATTGAATAATTCGATCACGACGATAATCAATCAAACCCGTAGATGTGTAGTATTTGTAAACCGATTTTGAAGAATGTACGAATCCCACATGAAGAGTTTGTGTGTCCGATTCGAAACAGTCGATACTGTTCCACATGTGCGAAGTATGGTCATTTAACAAAGGCATGTCCAGCGAAGCCCTCTCGCTACTTCACCGAGCCGGTCTTTGTGGAGCAATTGATCGCTCCGTCGGATCTAAGAGAATTCAAGATCACAACTCGAACTCCATTACCGATCTCCATTAAGGAGGAACCTCCACAACTGCTAGAAATCCAGGACAATGATAAAGCGATCGCGGCATATTTATCCGCACGATCGATCAAAGGAAAGGGATCCAATAAGCGTAGAATCTTAGAAGAATACTCTGAATCCATTCATAAAAGAGTAGTTTATATAAAATAAAAGAACATCATAGAATGCGACGAACAAAGAGATCCAAACGTCATACTCGTAGAAAAACACAACGCAAACGCCGATTTTTTCATAAGAAACGCGGAGGAGAAAACATTGTAGTAGCGGGCCCGTTGGGCGTGATGAAGAAAGAAGAATATGAACAAACAATGGAAAATCTAGATCAACAAGGTCCAGATTATTAAGTATCCGGTTACACCGTGTTTCTTTTTGATAGGAAACGTTCTCGTGAACACTAGACGGATGTCCGCATTGCGAGAGAATGCTCCACGGAATCGTGTGGAGTTTGCCGCGTGGGATGAGGTAGAAGTGGTGCCTGATTTATATGATACGAGTGTACCAGGAAAATATCGATCCACGGTATCGAATATCTTATCAAAACATTGTACGGAAGTGAAATTATTATCAGAAGACATGATTCAAACGACTTCGCATCTTTCTAAAAAGAAATTGAAAGATCTGATCACAAAACAAAATAATGAGATCTTTTCATTTATGATTGATCCTGAAAAGGTTCCCACATCGCTAGGGGCGGCAGAAACGATCTTTCGAAGATATGGTCGCGAGGTTCCATCGATCAAGATCCAACCCTCGATCGGAACGGACTTGAACCTAGATATGTCATTGGATCAAACATTGTCGGAATTTAATGATGAAATGTTACGAACTCGTACGAATAGCGGGATAAGTGATTTCATTTCAAACACCCGATGGTTATCCGCACAATATAAAACAATCGGAGAAGAAGTGCTTCGTTTAGAAACAACATTATTTCAGCGGATCGACGTGCTGGATAAACTTCATCAGAGGGTTCCGATGATTACAGGATTGGCGCATAACGATGCTCTTCCTGAGTTGGTTGATTCATTTACAAAATATGCGGAATCAGTCTATGAATCTTCGAAGTTTGAAGAGAATTATCATCAATTGGTGGAGGCATATAAGAAATGGAATATTTGCCGAGAACTGTTATCGGTTCACACATTAATGAAAAAAGATACGTCGGAACCACCTTGTTCCATTTGTATCGTAGAATCTGTTTCATATACGATTGTGCCGTGTGGTCATACGTATTGTAGCGGATGTTCAAAGAAGCAGAATACGTCGTGTTTTATTTGTCGTGGACCGATTCGAGAACGGGTAAAGTTATTTTTTGCGTAAGGTATGGATCAAGCCTATGGCTCCACCCGCACCTGGAAGTCGTTCGGTCGAAGAGCCACATTTCGAAGGGCTTCGCGTTGTTCTTCATTGAGCTCCGTCACTTCGCATACTCGATGAAAGAGTGTTTCAGCCACAGAATACCACAATTCATACAGAATGTTATGAGCAATAGACTCGTTACTTGACATGTTGACTTATTTGGCTATATCATATAAATCAAATTTTACATAAAAGGGTTTAAACCAGTATCCCCTGTTATGTATAATTGGGAATGGCAGAAGAATCACAGGCTCTCACTACCCCGCAAGAGAGTGAATTGTCAATGTTGACGCATTCCATCATTGAATGGCGTCGTTTGAAAGTACTAAACGACGGGCGAAAACAGGAGATGAAAGAGGCAAATACGAAGATGAAGGCGCTAGAGGAGATCATTGTTCGTGTAATGAAGAGTCATAATATTGGCGCATTAGATTTGAAGAATTCAGGTGGCCGTGTCTTGTTTAAGAAGCAGAAACGTCAGGGCGGAATGGGTCAGAAAGCGATGGAGAAGTTGATCGCAGAGCACTTGGAGTCGCAGGAGAAGGCCATTAACTTGATGAAGTATATTCAAGATCATCGCGAGGTGGTGATTAAGGAATCCATCCATTACGAAAAAACGGACGAGTAGATAGAAATGTTACAAGGTCTGTGTCGCGCAGGACTAGAGTGCATGACGGATATGTCCGGATCATCTTCACATCGTCAGGAAACCTATAAGGATGTGGTGGCATCGTTGTTAGCGTTTATCATCG